CGGGACACCTGCACCACTTCATCCATTCGTCTTCTTCTTCACAAACATGGGGTAGAGCGTAGCCAGCTTTAGGTTCCAGAAACTTGTCTGGTGTTAGCTGCTTACGGTCTCGCGTTGTTAAAATCATTTTGTAGATAATCTCCCTCGTCCAGGCACACAATCATGGGGGTGTTAGGGCCGACATAAGCACCTGCCACGTTGAACCAAAAGTATTCACTTGCCTCTTGTGGCTCCATGCCCTGCTCTTCTTCTAAGATTTCAAGTACCTTATCCATGTCATACACCAGGACAGGGAAGCCCAGGTTCACGGTGTGCCCAATGACTGCAGCATCGAATCCGTCCATACGGAGTAACTCTGAGTCATTCATGTGTCACACCCCTGGCACCCTGTCAGCTGCTGCCACTCATGAGCACTAATGCCCGTCTTAATAAACTCTCGGTCATCGACACTTAGGTGCGGGAAGGCATCCTGGAGTAGCAGGCCGCCTTCATAGGCATCTAATTGTTCCTGGGTAACATCTAGGTCCCTGGTATACAGAGTGCCGCTGTACTGGCTTTTTCTGGTGATAATCATCGTCCTGGCTCCCACATGTTTATGGTCTCAGTCGACTCATCCCAGTCGCACCACCTAAGTATTCTGGCGCACCTGCTCTGGGCAATAGCATCGTCCCTGGTAAGCCCTGCCTTGAGATACTGCTGGGCCACTAGCTCCCAGCTAGGGTGATTGCCTAGGACCTTCTCGGCTGTCTTAGGGCCTATCTTTGGGCACCCTGAGTAACCATCGGTAGCATCCCCAGTGAGACACTGAGTAAGAAAGTAGTAGTCTGCTTCCTGGTCTTTGATTTGCAGCAGCTCATCTGCCATAGGCCTATAGAGTTTGCCTGGGATGGTCTTTAGGTCCTTGTCGTCACTAACGATAGCCGTGGGCTTTGTCTTAGCAGACTGCAGTATTCCCATGATGTCATCAGCTTCCAGGGTATCCTGAGAATGACTGGGGAACTCTTGCATGGCCCACTCGACTAACGCCCTATAACCGACAGGCTTCCTGGTCTTCTTTCGGTTACCTTTGTAGTCAGGGACCACAGTCTTTCGGAAGTTGTCTCCACTGGTAAAACACACCAGTATTTCAGTGGTATCTAGGCGGCTACAGAAGGCCTCTATACGTGCTCTAAAGACGTCTTTAGCTTTGGATATGTCACAGTAGAGAGACCAGATATCGTCGCCCCAATCGACCTCCTCTTCGCATACAGCGCATGCCTGGTAGAGGTACAGGTCACCGTCGATTAGCAGCGTAGTTTTGTTATCACATAAGCTCTGTAATACGTTCATCCAGGGCCTCCTTGAAATCTAATCCTTCTTCTGTAATCAGCCAACGATTACCAAATATTTCATAGTCCAACTCAGTGGTCAGAAGACCTCTACTGGCACATACAGCAACGTACCAGGCACCTTGCCTAGCAAAGTTAGATTTGACTGTGAAGGGTTCTCTAGCGGCTCTATCCAGGACTAACCAGAATGCAATTAGCTGGTCCATGTTGCTTGAGAAGTCAGCTGAATCAGTGGGTGTCACTCCAAGTTCGTCCCAGGTTGTATTCTGCTTCGATTGGGATTTTGAAGCTGAAAGCTTCTCCTGCTTCTTGCGCCATTCTTCTAGTGATGTCACCGACATGGTCTGCTATCTCCTTAGTTCGGCAGGCAATCTGAACCTCATCGTGGACCCAGCCAACGATGTATGCTTCGAGACCCTGCTTAGTTATCTCCTGGTCAATCTTGGCCAACCACTGCTTACACAGGATTGCACCGGATGACTGTAGGAGCTGAGAAAGGCATCTGTGCTCTGACCTCACGAACAGCTTTCTGCCGTCCAAACCTTTGAGATATCCACGCTTAAATGCTTGTTTAAGTTCTTGCTTTAGCCTGGCGAATGCAGGCACGTTTGTATCGAATGCATCTTTTAGACGCTTACCGTCTTTAGCTGAGCCTCCGACAATCTGGCCAATGAGCTTGTCACCCCCACCAAAAAGTACAGAGTAGATAAAACGCTTAGCTTCATCTCTTGTCTTTAGTCCAGCAGCTTTCTGGTTGTAGCTGTGGATGTCTGACTCAAGTATTTGCTTAGCGTACTCACCACCGTCTTCTAGGAAGTGTGCCAGGCACCGCAGCTCAAGACCGGAGAGGTCAGCGCCACATAGAGTCCAGCCCTTAGGTACCGTCCATAGGTCCCTGCACTGCTTACCGAAAGCTGCTCTAGTCGAGGGCACTTGGGCAGCGTTAGGTGACCGATGGCTCGCTCTGCCTGACACTGTGCCTCCACTAATAATAGTGTGGCGTATCTTGCCGTCACTATCGACTTTCTTCATCCATGCCTGGCTTCCCTCAGCTAACTGGGCAATCCTTTTTTGTACCAGGAAAAACTTAGCTAGCTTTTGTGCTTCAGGGTATGGCAGCTTAGACAGTACAGTTTCGTCTACCTTAGCCTCACCAGACGGTGTGAACTCTGCTGGTTTCCAGCCGTACTTTTCGACCAGGCACCGATGAATATGCTTACGGCTATTTGGGTTAAACTCCACCACAGTTACCTTAGTAAACGGCTCGCCCTTCACGTAACCACGGGACTTGTTGTTTACCTTTGGTATGAATTCCTGGTGTATCTCCCAGGGCTCAAATAGCTCCTGTAAGTCTTTCTCCAGGCTAATGCGTAGTTTCGCCAGTTCAGCGTACAGCTCATTGGCTCCTTCCTGGTCGAACGTCCAGCCGTTGTTGCCTATCCTAAAACATACTTCAGCCAACTCATGCTCTAGGTCCAGGGACCGCTGAGAGAAGTCTTTAGATTGTTTTATTAGGTACTCATGTAGTGCTGTGGTGACGTTAACATCTTGGACACAATAGTCGAGCATGTCCTGGTTACACTCTTCCCAGCCGCCCTCATAGTCGCCTTTCATGGTGCCCATTCGTAGACCCCAGGCCTTAAGAGAGTGGCTGCCCCACATCCGTTTCTGGAAGTCTTCAGGCAGGCTAACAGACGTTGCATCATCATTAATGAGGTCAGCAGCAACCAGGCGACTAAGCACCAAAGTATCTGTTAGCTTTGCTGTAGGTTTAAACCAGGTATATACCTTTTGTAGCGCAGGTATATCAAAGGCAATGATGTTGTGCCCGATTAGCTCATCGGCACTCATAAGTAATTTAAGACAGGCCTCGATGTCTTTGTCACCGTGGTAGATGCGGATGTCATCCTTAGGTTTATCAAGGTCAGCAACCCCAATGCAGTGGATAACATCTAGCTGGTCTAGCAGGCCATTAGACTCAAGGTCAAACACTAGCCTCACAGTGCTAAACTCTGCTGCTTAGCTTCACTAGGCTGAGGTCCTAGGTGCCATCGTCCTATTGTTGTCTTACGTCCGTGGCGGTTCTTTACTGGTACATCTATACGGTGTATATCATGCCCGTCTTTTACCAGGTTATGGATAACCGCAGAAATACGAGTGATGCCCATGTGGTTAAATGCATACTGCGAGGTAATACCTGCACCTGTGGTGAGGTAGCTTAGTACTGCTTGCTTCTGGCTCATGGCCTTGTCTCCTTAAAGTATTATCGACGATTAAAAACGCAGGTCATCCCTGCTACCGATGTCGATTAGTCGGCTTGTAGAACGGTCGTACTTGAGTGTCCCTGCGTAACCTACCTGGCCGGTGAATCGGTTCTTGAGTACCACCAGGGTCCTGGTGTCATCGGTAGGGTCATCGGGATTAACCTGGAGCCCAATGCAGAAGTCTGCTAGTTGAGCAATTGAGTGTGAGCCTCGTAGTTGGGACAGCTTGATAGACTCCCCGCCTTCATGGCCTGCACCCCCAGGTCGAGTGAGGTGGCTAACCAGGAATAACGTAATGCCTAGCTCCTGGACTTTTTGTCGCAGCGTAGACATCACCTGGTCAATTAGTCTTCGTTCGTCAGTCACCTGGCCAGTGAGTCCTGAGACCAGGATACTGATGTGGTCCAGGAAGACATGAGTACAGCCCATAGCTTTGACCATGTACTCAATGCGGTTATAGATGATGTCTACCTGGGTAGAACCAAAGTGATTAAACAGCTGGATATCATGAGTACTGAACAGGTCGTCATGAGCTGCCAGGACCTCTTCAGGTGTTGCCTGGTTGTACTCTTGCACAATGTTTTTATTCATGTGCAGCCCTAGTACACCTCGGAC